TAAAAAGCGAGAGTCCAGGAGTCCCGTAAAGAGCGATGTTGGTCTTATCTTTCTCGGTCTTCACTTCCATGTACAGGTTTTGGCGCATCTGCGCCGTGACGTTAGCGCTCTTGATGCCGACATCGAATCCGAAGGCGGAGACGATCATTAGAAGTTAGCCCACGGCGCGTAAAACTCCTCGCCCCTTTGGAAGAATAAAGCCGTGTTCTCGGCGTTTGACTGCTGCGCGATGGAGAGGGCCGCAACGAAGTTGCTCTTCATGTCTTGCGTCACCGGCAGCTGGAACGCTGGCGCGATGTTTATCGCAAGCCCGGCGACAAGAGCGAGATACCACTCCTGCGGATAATCCGGCGTATCGGTAGCCGCATTAAAGTCCTCGATAGGCGAGAGGTACACGATGTGCAAGTACTTGTTGCAATCAGCCGCAGCCGGCGCATCGGTGTAGAGGATGCCGTTCGTCAGCTGCGCCTCGTAGTAGATCGATGTGGGATCGGTGGGACTGGTCGTCTGTGCTTTTGTCGGCAGGGCTTCATATTCCTGCAGTGTCATCTTGTAGATGGGGACGTCGTTCTGGAATTGGTCTCTGATCGACACCGTCACGATCTCGAGCGGCCTGCGGGCCTGCGAGGTCGTGGGGTACGTGTACACCGTGTTTCCGCTCGCAACGTGCCCCGTGAGGGTCGCGGTGAGCGTCACCGTAGAACCGGATGGCGCTCCGTTGATCGTCGTCCACTGGATAGCCTGAGAGTCTAGGACGATGCCGATGTTGTCCCCGCTCGAGAGGCCGGATATCGAGGACACCGTGATCGTGCTCGCTCCGCTAGCCGACGCTGCCGTGGTTGCAATCTGCGTGAAGGATGTCGCCCAGCCTGTGCCGCCGGGGCCGACCGTGTACTGGCCGCTTGAGCCTGAGAGGAAAAGATTCCCGCGCTTGCGGCTCCACATCTTTAGCCCCGGAGCGAAGTCCTGCCGCCCCTGCCACTGCTTTACCAGCATGTTCAGGCGACGAGCGCAGAACTGTAGGTCGTTGTCGTTGATCGCCTCGCCAACGCCTAGAGCTCCGGCGTCGAACATCGCGTCCGTGATGATCTGGTCGCGCTGTACTGAGAAGGTGACGGTGCCGGAGGTTGTCATGCCGCCTTTAGCATCTTCTCGTTGAGGATGCGGTTAACGTGCTCCCAGCACTCATCGGCGTCGATGTCGGACTGGCACTTAGCCACCCCCTTCTCCTCGTCCTTGTGGCAAAACTCCCAGCCCTGATGAAGGATGTGGCATGGGTAGCATGGCGTGTTCTTCGGCGTGAGGGACGTGCAGTTTTTCCAGTCTCGCGTCAGGTTCTCTACCGATGAGTGCGAGAGGAAGATGATCTTCTCCACATCCATGTCGGCGGAAGCGTTCAGCACCCCAGTCTCCGGGCCGATAACGAGATCCGCCTCCGCTAAGAATGCGAGCGACTGCCTGATGTTCCACTTCCCGCATGTCCGCACGACGCGCTTTTCGTTCTCCCACCCGGCCTCGAGCATCTCGCTCTCCGGGCCGCCGCAGAGCACGATGCTTGCGTTCGGGAACGTGAGCAACACTCGGGCGATGATCTGGTCAAGGTACGGCCAGGTCTTGTGTACGGCGCTGCCGGCGAGGGACCAGAGGATCACCGGATCGCCCAGCCCTGCTCGCGTCTTCTTCGCCCAGGTCTTTTCGGCCTCGTTAGCGTGGAACTTGACCGGATAGCGCGTCTTGAGGCCCGCGATGCGGTGCGCGTGTTCCACGTAGTTGTGATCCAGCAGCGCGTGCCGCGCTTCGTGAGGCCACTGTGGCATCATCCTGTCGTGCTCCGCGAGGAGCGCCCCCTCGACCGATGACGACAGGTTAACGAACTTGGTGTACTTCTTCTTGCACCACGCCCAGTACTGGCCGAGCTCCACGTTCGGCACTTGGTCCTTGTCCTGGACCTGGAGGTGGTCGATGTTCGGGTCGAAGCGAACGACATCCAGACCCGGAGGACTCGACTGTAGCGTGACGTGGTAGCCCTCGGCCTTTAGCCCCGCGATGATCGGCGAGGTCTGCATCAGGTCGCCAAACGCCCCGTAGCGAACCACGCAAGCCGTTTTCTCAGGCTTCGGCTCGCGGTACGCAAACTGGTGCTTCTCGTTCTTCGTCTTGAAGTACACCTGAAAGAACGAGTACTCGTCTTCTTCCGCGTGCTGGTCATTGACGATCAGGTTCCAGCCCTTTAACTCCTTCATCGCCTCGATCATGTCATCCGGCGTGAATAGATGAGGAAGGACCTGCCCTTCTTTCTTCGGGTACTCGTAGAGCCGACGATCCGGCATGTAGAGGACGAGATGCCCCCACGGCTTTAGTACCCGCCACGCCTCGCGCAGAGCCTTCTTGTAGTCCTCTATCCACTGCAGTGCGTGAGACGAGAACACGAAGTCTAGGGACTGGCTTGCGAAGATCGAAAGATCCGTCGCGTCCATGTTCATGTCTGGCTTGATCGTCATGCCGCCAGCTTGGAACTCCTTGACATCGATGCCGATGAAGTGCGGGAACGGCTTTATCGCCCCGCACCCTACGTCAAGGCCGCGCCCTCTTGTGTACGGCACCAACTCCCACTTGATGAACTGGGAGCGCGGGGTCGAGTAATCCGACTTTGGGTTCCAGACCATCAGGTCCTGTCGAGGTAGTTGTTGCGCTCGAGGAAGCCGGTCTTACCTTCGACCGTCGCCTCGCCGTAGAACTCTTCGGTGTGCTCGTTTGTGTACATTTCATCGGCGGGGTGCATGTTCTGACGCTGATAGCCTTGCTTCAGCATCGCCGCATCGACCGAGTTTGATACGTCGGTAGCGCCAGCGGCCACGTACTGCATCTTGTGGTCGTTGACCTGCGGGTTCTGGTTGTCGATGAACATGCCACCCGGCATCTGGTTCGTCTTGAGTTCCTGGAGATCGACGCCAGACCCAGCGCCGGGGCGAGAGCTCGTGACGTTGAGCGGCTCAAGGTGTACGACATGACGCTGTCTCTCCTGCGAGGCCCACTCATGCGGCTCCGCCGGCTCCGGCTTCATCGTCCTTTGGAACTTCTCCTGCAGCAGTCCTTTGGGCATACAGCCTCCTAAAAACTCCCCGACCCTTTCGGGCCGGGGCTATGGCGAAGAAAACTACCGTCCCAGCTTGTCAGTGCCGCCGCCAGTCCAGCCGTCGCCAGGGTATCCCTTGGTGTCGACGATCTGCTTGAACGGTTCGGAGCGGATGTCCGTGATCTGCTGGTTGTCGATGAACATGCCCGGAGGCATCGTGTTCAGGATGGTGCCGATCTGCGCGCCCATCACGAACGGCGTGCCCTTCTTCACCTGGTATCCGGTCGTCTGGAAACCGGCGTCGTCGAGCTCCTCGCCGATCTTCGACACCATGCTTCCGCTGCCGGAGGTGTCGCCGTCGTTTCCGCCCGAGGACCTGTTGTACTTGATGTCCTTCGGGACGCTTGCTTGTCCCACAAATTCCTTTTTCATCTGCGCTACTCCTTGTTAAATGGGAAGGGCCATCGGGGCTATGCCCTGCAGGCCGATCATGTGCCGGTACTCGATCCAGTGGTTACACAGTTGCAGGTAGCGTTCCATCAAAGCCTTCGCGCTATCGTCATCGGGAGTTACCCCAAGGGCATTCGTCTTGTCCATCACCGCCTTGTAGCCGGCGGCGATCTGCCAGAGCTCTAACTCAGAGACCCTGATCCTCCCGAGTTCATCGGTTTGCGCGTCGCGGATTCCGCCAAGCCCGGTGTTCTCAAGGTCGGCGTGCCGCAGATACGCATGGAGCAGTTCGTGCAGGAAGTAGTAGCCCTTGCCCATGGCAGCGAGAGGCGGGAGGTATGTATCCGGCCCCACTGCTCCGGGGATAGGACCGACCCGCTTGTAGAAGTCTCGGTGCCAAGCGCAGGAGGAACTCCCCCCGACTTTATGCTCGATGATGTCTCGGACGGTGACAAAACCATCTTTCTCCTGGTGTCGCCCTACGGACTCGCACTCAAGTTTGTCGTTAGTGAATTGCACGGCAGTTCCGACGTAATCTGGCTCAAACTCCTCGAAGGCTCTCATCACCTTCGCGCTTCGATCCGGGTAGGACCAGTCGTCCGCCGAATTGAAGATGAATACGTCCGCGTCCACGTTCTGCATGATGCATTCGATGTGGCGGTTAAGCCCTGCCATGCCCTTCACTTGCGTGTCCTTGCAGCGCATGAGACTGACTTTGTTCGGGCCATCGTACCGGGAGGCGAGATCGGTCATCACATCGAAGGTTCGATCCGTTGAACCCTGATCCGATAGCACGATCTCCATGGGAGAAAGCGTTTGCCGCAGGGCGGACTTGACCGCCAGCGTCACCCATTTCTCCTTATTCCTCGCCGGTATGATGAACGCCGCTTTCACGCTACACCGTTACCGCGCCCGTGTTCGTCTGCAGACCGACCTCGTAGCCAACGGCAAGCTTCGCCGTCGCATCCCCGCCGCTCACCACGCCGAAGATGTCGCCCTGCGCGAGCGCAAGACCGCCAGGGGAGGTCGAGAGCACCACGTTGTAGCTCACCCCCACCGTCCCCGTCGAAAGCGACAGGAGCGCGGTAGTGGTGGTGCCGCCCGTGTTGACCTTGAGTGCTGCCCAGGTCGAGATGCCAGCCGTGCCGACGACGGTACACGTCAGCTGGATCGCGTACACCGTCATTGCCGTCCATGCGGCGAACTTCGCGTACTGCGTCGTCGCCGCACCCCCGGCCTCTCCGCCGTACACGCCGTGTACCTGGAAGATCGGGGAGTCGTATGAAGCTGCTCTGGTTGTCATGTGGTATCTCCTTTACAGAGCCGTGTCCCACTTCACGATGCGAGCGTTGCCCGCAGCGCTGGTGGAAGCGTGAACGATGCCAAAGCCGCCCAGGTAGTACCAGGCGACACCCTTTGACCTTCCGTAGTCGGTCGGGATCTTGCCTCGCATCTCTTCCGGTACGGCGATGGCTTCCGCCACCGTGTCGTTGCCGAAGAAGAAGATCCAGTCCGAGAGCGCGCCAGTCCATGCCGTGGTCGTGGTCCCGTCAGTGCCGGTCCCTTTGGCGATGTTGGTCTGCTCGATGTAGCGCACGTTCTCGTAGCGCCCGATCTCCCCGTTCATGATGAGCTTGAAGCCGGTATCCGAGTACTGGTGGATCGTCTCCAGGTTGTTCTTGAACGAGCGCAGCGTGGTCGGCCATGCGAGAGCGTAGTAGTCGTCCCCGAGGTACGCGGGAATGTTGCGCTCCTTCATCTGGTCCACGATGCTTTTCGCGTGGTTGTTGTTGTACGCGACCGAGTTGGTGAACGTGCTCGTGCCGTTGGTGAAGATCGAGACCGTGGCGGTGTTCGTGCCGGCGGTCGGCGTCGCCTTCAGCAGCGTGGCGTTGAACTGCTTCCACGCCAGGATGTCGAGGGTCTTCACCGTGTCGTTCTTCAGCACCTTCTGCACGAGGTCCATCACCGGGAACTTCGACAGGTTGTCGAGCTTACCGCTGTACGGTACGGCGTTACCCGCCTCCGTGATGGTCAGCGTCCCCTGGATGATCGTGTAGTTCGACTCGGGCATGGTGTTCGTTTCCACGAGCACCCCGCCTGCCGTCGCCACGTCGGAGAAGACATCCCAGGTGAAGATGTCGCCCTTCTTTCTGCCTTGCTGGCTTGCATCGCGCACGTCGCAGAACTGGCGGAACTTCACTAGCGGCTGGACCGCCATCCGCAGCACGTTCGACAACTGGCGCGAGTACATGAAGCCACCGAGGCTGTTCACAGCCCATACTTGGCCTGCCATGTTGAAAATTCCTTCGCGTTATTTCGGGTATCCCTGGCCGCGACGTCTTGCTTCTGCGGCGATGAATTCCCGGTCTGAGGGTCCGTCGTCTTCCTCCTTGGGCGGCGCGGCACGAACGGATGCCGACGGTACTACCTGGAGGTTCGCCTTTCGCTCCTTTCGCTCCTCGCTCGAGGCCGGCGCTTTCAGTCCGTCCCGCCACTTGCGTAGCGAGTTGCCGATCTGCTCGTAGCGGGCCTTGTAAGGCCGTTTGTCGCCAGCGTTGACGAGCTTTTCGTCTTCGGCGAGGACAAGCTGCAGCAGGTTCGGGTCTTGGACGATGTCCGGGTACTCGGTCTGGAACCACTGGGCGCTGTTACGGAACTCCAGCCGCTGGTCGATCATGCGCTGCACGTCGGCATCCTGGCTTGGACGTGTGCGGATTTTCCTGATGACTGCGGCGGCTTCCTCTTCGTTGCCCATTTGTAAGGCGCGGGCGAGCGCCCTGTCGTCTTCCTCGACAGCTTCCGTCTTCTCTTCCTCTTTGGGAGGAGAAGCGCGGCGTAATTCTTCGGCCTCTTTTCTCAGGCGGGCCGCTTCCCTGAACTGCTCGTCTGCTCCAGCGGATTTCTCCGCGAGCTTGACGATCTCTTCGTC